GTCGTTAAGCCCTCAATGAATTGCACCCACCTTCATCCATTATGCCTACGCATGCCGGTGTGTAGAAGGTGAGCTAGATATTCTGCTTCGGCGCGAGCGACACCTCCGGAATCCTCGCAGTTCGAGGCTGTCCAGGAGGTGTGAGCAAGGCGCTGATAACGGCGAATTCAGACGATAGAAGTGCTGCAAAGTGCATGTGGACTATGTCTCTTAGAACCCAGTTGTCACGGATCTTTCCATAGGCGATGGTAGATGTAACTTCCAGAATTGTTGAGACCACGTCAGTGGCACATGATTTGATTATGTCCGGCACGGATGAGAACTCTGCTGCTGTCTCTAAATCACCAAAGGTTGGAATGTCAGATGCCAACCCATGAATGTGTGCAGCCTCTGCCTCGGTGAATCCTAAGAACTGCAAGATGTGGTTAACCCACACACTTGACTCAGCATCCTTCATGACGTCACGCACAATTTCCATCACAGATTCGGCGGCCAGATCTTTGCGAAACTTTCCAGGGCTAAACCGATCCACGTATGTCCGAACGGTGAAGGTTTCTCTCCCTCCGTGCACCCCGAACAATCCTGCGATCCATCGTAGGTCGCGAGGATATGACAAGAACGGATGCCAACGACGCTCAAACTTAATGGGTTCACGCTGACCGTACAGGTCTGTCAACATGAAGTACGGCTTATGACTAGTGGGAACGGTTAGAATCCACCGTTGTGACATTGAGAAGGTAACTCTGTGCCCACCAAGTCTAAATCCTGTATGGACTGAAGACTTTACCGTTGGAGGGTCCGGAGGCGTGTCCGTTGTCCGAAGGGCAATGAAACCGCCTTTCACGAGCCGGCGATTCAGGTGTTTCATGCGGAGATGCTTGTTTTTAATCACGTTCCCAATTCCTTTTGCACCTGCCCTCTCGGTTGACCTAAAGTAGCCAAGGGGGAGAAGACCGTACCGGTTGAGGACACGCTCGAACTGTGAACCAGGGGCGACTGGTAACCCGCGACCTGTCTCGAGTAGAAGGCTTGCGGTCTGCTCAATTATCTCACGCGTGTTGACGTTAGTCTCAATGATACCACCGACATGTGTCTCGATTACCTCCGCTGCCCGCAGAGCATTCTCTCCAATGTCGATGTCCTGCATCTCGGATGGACGCTTGACAATGTCCACGGTTGGCTCACCAAACAGGTGTAACATGTTGAGCTCAAGGTACAGGCGTGAGTTGGGGCCCGAGTTGCCAATGAGTAGTCGGTTTGTCATGCCACCTGGAGCGCCCATGGTTTTGAGGTCCACACCGACCTGGCGACCAAACACGCTGACGCGCGAACCATTGACAAGGTGTATGATTTGGAGCATGTTCAGAAGACGAGCATTACCCCCCCTCGCACACATGTCAACAGATTTTTGGAACAATGACCCGATGTCACCAGGGAGTCCAATCTCAACTGGCTTCTCATGACAAAACGCCATTCTCCGTAGCGTAACCTGACCTCCCAAGCCCATCTTCTGGAGGAAGTGGACAACGCCCCCTGAGGTCGAATCGTCTACTGTACCCATCTTGAATCCCATCTGGAGCAAGGACTCATCCATGAGTATGACTTGCTCGAGCCACACGGGATACCCACTTTTGCCGATCTCATCTTTTTCCATGCGGACAATGAAGAACATGTCGTCACCCCACAGTCTCCAAGTCGAGAAGTCAACCTTAAGGACATCTTTCACGTGCTCACCCATGCCCTTTGCCACCACTGAGTTTGTGACTGCGGTTAACAGTGAACCGGAGGGAGTCGTGTCAGTGCGCGTGAGGATTGACGGTGCGCCTGGCACAGTTGAAATGAAGTAGATCTTGTCCCACTGCCGCAGACAGTATTCAACAATCTGTCCGTACGTCATTCCAAACCTGTCTCTGACGTCAGTCACTACACCGTACTTTTCCGAGGCCTGCACGCCGGCAATCATTGCGTCTCGAATCAGCTTGTCAATGTGTTGGTCCATCCTTGATGCATCCGCGGCGATACACATCTTCGCGGGGTCATCAGCCAACTCGAGTGATCCATTGACGATATCAGCAAGGCTGTTGAGTGGGACACCAAAATCGTGAGCAAGGGCGTACACTGGGTCTCTCTTCATGAACGCCTTCATGCCATGATAGAATGCGGTGACCATCGTTTGCGACGGTATTGGCATGTTGTATACCATCCGCGTGGCTCTTGCTGGCACGTTCCTTTCACCCGTGGGGTACGGCCTGTCCGATGACGTCTTCGCGAGTACGTATCGTGGATCCAGGAACTTGGCTCCGATCAGATTAAGAATGTCCTTCCTGTTTGTGCTGACGCCCTCTTTCACATCACCCTCAGGAATGCTGGAATTCATTGACACAGTGTCATCACCAAGGAGAATGGGTTCAGACGTCTTCCATCTGATCCTGTCACCACCGCCAGACGTGGCCTTGCTACCCTCACGTGACTGCTCGTAGAGCGTCTTCATGTTGGGTACGTTCGTGCTGTCCATGCATTCCTTCATCTCGGAAGCTATCGCGGCGTGTCCACGTGTGTACTCTGATGTAATACCCTCTCTATACAAACGAACCGCTGCCGTGGCGTACCCTTCAGCTGGTACAGCCGCAGAACAAGACCTGGCAATACCCTCGTTGCTCCCTGTCCCAGCGAGAAATGTTAGGACGTCAAGCAACCTTCGGTTGTCTGGGGTGATGGCGTAGACATCTCTGCCAATTGGAGCCACACCACCGCCTGATCCCGACGCTCCGCTGCTGGAAC